AATTATGTTTGAGAAAGAATATCGCCCATGCCCTGATTGTATTGGCAATCCTGGCTATGTGTGGGAGGTGATTGATGGCAAAATGACTGTGCGCCCATGTCCTACCTGCAAAGGAACTACTCTGGTTCCAGTCACCCCAGTGGAAACAGAACGAGACAGGATGACGAAGGAATTCTATACTGGAGATAACACATGAACGCATCCCAGCAAATTATCGAGAACTTTCCCAAGAATGTGATCGTTGATGGCAAGAGCTATAAAATCCAGTATCCCCAGGGGATGGATGCAAGTGTTCTGGCTGAGTATGATGACATCGTTTTCAAGGCTCGGAATGGATTGGAGAAAAGCCTGGAAACCTGTCAGGCTGTCAATAACATCCATGACAACCTTGTGTTGAGATTGCACTTCATCAATGCCCAATCCTACCTGGAACGAGAGCAGCGCATGGCCAATCGGGGTGTCATCCAGCGTGTCAAGTTCGCGGTTGCGAAGATATGGATGGAAGCCAGGCATGGAAGTGATGAATATCATTGTCCAAAGTGTGGCTATGAGGGACGGGTGAACTTGGAGATCAACCGTTTGTTCCCGTGTGCTCAGTGTCGAACTCGGATTGATTTCAGAGATGAAGGAAAGTCCCGCGCTATAGTTGCGGGATAAAAATCAACCTGGAAACCCCTTGACATCTAGGGAATGACACATTAGAATTAGGGTGCATCCAACCCTTGAAAGAAAGTAGGAGAATTTTATGACAAAACAGAAGTTAGCAAAAGGTGATATTGTTCGTGTTAGACGCTGTGAAGGGCTTGCTAAGATTGAGAAGCACATCCGTAAGTATGGGGTGTACCTCCTGGATCGCCCTATGGCTGTGTGCTATGAAGGAGATGGTGGTGCAAGTTTCAACACTTATGTGAAGTATTGGACGTTCAAGTCTAGTGACTTGAGAAAGGTATTCGTGAAGTGAATGAATATTCCGGCTGAGTTTTCTGATTTTAGTGACCAAGGCAAGAAGTATATTTTGGATTGCCAGCCTGTGGATGGGTTGGTTCCAGAGAAATCCACAAAGGGTGGTTGCTCTCCCGATAGCCATATGTTTGTTTCTGATGGTGGAAGTGTGGAAGACAACCTGGATGAAACCTGCCTTTGTGGAGCAAGGACCGCGAGAGAGATGTTTGGAGGATGATATGAAGGAAGATGAAAATGACCACTCAACATGATGATGTTCCTGAGAGAGCCAATCAGTTAGGTTTGACGTGTAGCGTGTTTGTTTTGATTGTGGTGCTCATTCTTTTGCTTACCTATATCTGGCCTAACATTGGCCAGCAGATATTCGAATACTTTGGAGCCTGATTGATGAACACGTCTGCAATTATTGAAACCTTAAAAGAGAATAGACAAGATTTTGAGTGGTATCCCACTACCGATTTGATGATCGATGTCGTGAAGAACCATATTCCTGCGGATGCAGACTCCATCATGGACATTGGGGCAGGGGATGGGCGAGTACTTGAAAAACTGGCAACCAAATGTGATCGTGCCAGTTTGTATGGCATCGAAAAATCGCCGATCTTGTTACAATCCCAATCCGGTGACATCATTCCTGTAGGGACTGACTTGTGGGAGCAGAACCTGTCCACGTTGCCAGTGGACTACATCTTTTGCAACCCGCCTTACAGTGAATATGTGGAGTGGGCATGCAAGATCATCAGCCAGGGTTATGCTAGAAAGGCGTTTTTGGTCATCCCGCAACGATGGGAAAACGACAAAGATATTGCCCATGCTCTCAAGGAAAGGGGAGCGGACAAGCGTGTCATCCATAGTGGCAACTTTTATGATGGAGAACGCCAAGCACGTGCTGTAATTGACATTGTGGAAATCACGTACCCTGGCAATGGATATTCGTACTCTCGCAATGTTCAACAGGCTGTCACAGATCCGTTTGACATCTGGTTCGATCAGAACATTGACATCTTTGATAGACAGGAAGAAATTGAAGACCCTGAGACGGTGGAGGCCCTGGCTAGAAAGTATAAGGATGGCAATATTGCTGACCTTGTGCGTGCCTATCGTGATGAATACACCCACATGGAGCAGAACTATCAGGCGATCTTCAAACTGGATGCTGGATTGCTGCGCGAGTTGGGGGTTGACCACAAGTCCATCCGAGAGGGTCTAAAGAAAAAGATGGAAGGCTTGAAGATCAAATATTGGAGTGTATTGTTCAAGCGGTTGGACTCCATCACATCCAGATTGACCACCAAATCATCGAAGAAGATTTTGGACAAGTTGACCTCGCGCAATACGATTGATTTCACGGAGACCAATGCCTATGCGGTGGTTTTGTGGGCGATCAAGAATGCCAACAAATATGTGGATGAGCAGGCGGTTGAGTTGTTCTATGATCTTGCCACGTTTGATGGTGTGGAGAACTACAAGAGCAACCAGCGCACATGGGAAAAGCATGGGTGGCGATATAACGCGAAGGAACACACGCACTACAAGTTGGACTATCGGATTGTTGTGAATTCCTATGGTGGGATTCAAGATGGTAATAATTCTTGGAATAGGTATGAACATCCAGGTGGTTTGCATAGGAATGCCCATGATCGCATTGCGGATGTCATTGCGGTATTTGCTACCCTTGGTTTCAAGTCCAGTCCTTACTCTCGCAACTCCCTTGATCGTGAGTGGAGCAGTGGCAAGCAGCATGAGTGGTATTGTGATCAAGAGAATGAGGATGACATCTTGTTTGAAGTTCGGGCGTACAAGAATGGCAATTTGCACTTCAAGTTCAAACAGGAGGCCATTCGTGCCTTGAACATCATGGTCGGGCGTATCTTGAAATGGGTACAGACTGAGGATGATGTGGTGGAAGAAATGGGGTATAGCCGTGAGGAAGCCAAGAAGTACTTCAACCATAGTTTGCATATCCCGTTAGCCAATACCAAGTTGTTGGTTGGCGGTGAGCCTGAGGAGGTTGTTCCAGAGCCTATTGTAGAGCCAATCGAGAAACCAAGTTTTGAGAATGCTACACAAGGCAAATTGTTGTGAAAGGGAGCAAGTGATTTTTTTGTTTCATGTTCTTGCTTTTGATAACTATCATTACCTGAAAGGAGTGTGATGTACAAAGTTTATCGAAGAATCCCGGAAATGACGAATAAAGAGCTTATCTTTTGGATCAAGCATTGTAATAATTTGAATGGCCCTTGGGCAACAAAGATTCAGAACGCCTGCATCCTGCGTTTGTATGGCGAGGATTTTGATGACCACTCCCCCACCCACCCCAAAGGTTGTCAGACAAGTATAGTTGATTTAGGGTGGAAATCAAAAGTATAACCTTGCCTTCTCTCTCCCCCAATAGAGCCACGTATCTTGCGTGGCTCTTTGTTTTGCCGTATACTGTTCTCAGGGAACCCGACCAACTGACTTTCTAAGAGAAGCGAAATATGGCAAAAAAGAAACCAAAGTTATCTGATTTCCGACCCCAAACCGTAAATGCTAATAAACATACCCAGCGGGCACGCGGCCTGTTGGAGAAATCTGTTCGTGAAGATGGTTATTCGGGGGAGGCAATGGTCGCAGCCGCAGATGGGGAACTGTTCATCGGTTCACACAGACTAGAAGTTTCAGGGGAAATATTCTCTCCCGATGTAGAACCTATCATTGTGGAGAGTGACGGAACCAGACCTGTTATTGTAAAGAGAACGGACATCCCGAATGCGGATGATCCGCGCGCAAAACGTTTAGGACTTGGTAGTAACCGCATTGCGCAATTATCGCTGGATTGGGATGTGGACGTGTTGCAGACCTTTGACCTTCCCGACCTGGACGCGATAGGGTTCGGTCAGAACGAGCGTTTCGGGTTAGAAGAACGCCTGCATGCGGACGCCGAGCCGCAGATAGACAGGGCGGAAGAACTATTACAGAAATGGAAGTGCGAAACTGGACAACTTTGGCAAATTGGAAATCATAGATTGATTGTAGGCGACTGTACCGATGCCGAGACGGTGGCGCGGGTGATGGGTAGAGAGAAGGCGGGAGCGTGTGTAACTGATCCGCCCTATGGGCAAAATCAAGAAGATGTAACGGACGATGACCCGGAAGGCAATCTTGATTTATTGATTGGATGTGTAGCGCAAATGCCTATCGATAATGGAATTGTTATAGCATTTGAGTCGCCGCGTATGTTTCCTAATTGGATGCAGGCAATTAGCGACCATAAGTTTCTGCGGGCTTTATGGCTTTACAAAGAAGCACAGATGGCAAATCCTTGGCGTGGCTGGATACTAAAATCAGAAATGATACTTATTTCAGAGATTGGGAAAGGAATGTGGCTCGATATTCATCCATTTGCACATGATTGCTATAAAGTATCAGAGGTATCTTATCGTACAGAGAAGATCGCTCCCGTGCGTCCACACGGGAGCGTCAAGCCCCTTTCGGTTGTTCAAGATTTAGTGAGTAGAGTGGGCGGTGATATATATGAACCGTTTTTAGGAAGTGGTACGACTATGGTAGCAAGTGAGAACTTGAAACGAAAGTGCTACGCCATAGAAAAAGACCCAGCCTATTGCTCCGTCGCTCTCGAACGGATGGCGCAAGCCTTCCCCGCGTTGGACATTCGGCGGATAAGTCCCGAATAAGTACGAGATGACCCACAATAGAGTCCCCACATGACCACAGTAAACAAACCCATCAACATCACTCGCCCACAGATTATCGAAACTGCTCAACGGCGTGAATACGTGCTGGAACAGCGCAAGGGTGGCAGTACCTATCGTGAGATCGCAAAGGCAACCATCAATAAATATGGAGCATCGGCATTACCCAAGAACTATGACGAACGCTATGCTCATGATGATGTCATGGCCGAACTCAAACGGTTGCATGAATCAAATAAAGAAACAGCACAGGATATATTGGATTTAGAGCTTATCCGGCTTGATAGAATGCAAACTGCGATTTGGGGAGACGTTCTGCACGGGGATGAGAAAGCGATTGATAGGGTACTCAGGATCATGCAGCGACGTGCCGACCTGCTTGGGCTAGATGCTCCCAAGAATGTTGACATTAAAAGCGGGGGTGAGAAATTGAATGTGATGGTCTATATTCCAGATAATGGGCGTGATGGTAGCAGTTGACCGGGTTCGTGCTATTCAGCAGTGGCAGGCTTTGGGGCAAGAGTATATAGAAATTCGTCCCCAAAGCAGGCAAGAAGAATTCCATTCATCCCCGGCTGACATTGTTATTTTTGGTGGCGCGGCTGGGGGAGGAAAGACCTATGCTCTACTCTTAGAGCCTCTACGCCATGTAAATAATCCTGAATTTGGGGCAGTCATCTTCCGTCGAACCATCCCTGAAATTACGCACGAAGGCGCATTGTGGGATGAAGCCAAGAAGATATACCCGTTTCTAGGGGCTACTGGAAATGAAAACGAGAAACAATTCAGGTTTCAGGGTGGGGCAAAGATTACCTTCTCGCACATGCAGCGAGAGGATGATAAAGAATCCTGGAAGTCCAGCCAGATTCCACTTATCGAATACGACCAGTTAGAAACTTTTACAGAATCACAATTCTTTTACATGCTCTCCCGAAATCGTTCCACCTGTGGAGTGAGACCCTATGTCCGCGCGACTGCCAACCCTGAACCCGGTTGGCTGGCCGACTTCCTGGCATGGTGGATCGGGGAAGATGGGTATGCTATTCCAAGTCGAAGCGGAAAAATTAGATGGATGGTGCGCGAGAATGATGTCACCTATTGGGATAGTGATAGAGATAAATTGCAGGCCAAATATCCTAACAGCACCCCTAAATCTGTAACATTCATACTCTCCACTGTTTTCGATAATCAGATATTGCTTCGCAAAGACCCGCAGTATCTGGCAAATTTACAAGCACTCCCCTACATCGACCGTGAGAGACTACTGGGAGATGCCAAGCGTGGTGGAAACTGGTACATCAAGCCGTCGGCAGGCAAGATATTCAACCGGGCATGGTTTGAGATCGTGGATGCTGTTCCGGCTGGGGGACGTATTGTACGTTTTTGGGATTTTGCAGCGACCGAAAAAGAACTAACTCGTGCTAAGAAATCCAATGATCCTGACTACACGGCCAGCGTAAAAGGTACAATTGTGAACGGGATCACCTATTTCTTAGATATGACCAACGAACAGATGAACCCAGCGCGAACGAATACAACCTTGAAAAATATTGCTGACCAAGATCAATCTATGGGACAACGATGTGCAATCCGGTTCGAGCAGGAAGGCGGAGCATCTGGAAAGCGGGATGCTTATACTCTTGTAACTGCAATGCAAGGGTATGACATCATGGGAGTACCATCGCTCAAGGATAAAATTGTGAGGGCAAAACCTTTAGCGGCTCAGGCTTTGGCAGGGAACGTGAAACTTTTACGTGGGGCATGGAATGATGAGTTTTTATCACAGCTTCATGGGTTTGGGGAATCTGATCAGCCCCATGACGATATTGTGGATGCTGCCAGCGGATGCTATAATGATTTAGTCGGCCCTCGTACAGCAGGCACGTTTGGAAGGTGATCATGGCAAAACCCTATTCTAAAATGTTGAAATCAGAGTTGATTGAGCATCTGGAAAACCAGATCAGGTTGAACTCTGCCTTTGTCTCTCGTTCTGGCCTTGCCAGTGCATTAGGCCAATCCTTTGGGGGAGATCGTGATTTGTACACTGTTCTTGGGTACACAAAAACCCCGCAGTTCCAGGATTACTTGAACATCTATGAGCGTGATGGATTGGGTACGCGTGTGGTAGATACGGTCTCGGATGAGACTTGGCGCAAGCACCCCATTTTATTGGATGAAGGACAGAAATCCACGGATGAACTGGATGAGCCGACCCAGCTACAGAAGGATTTCGAGGATTTGGTAGACAGGCTTGACCTATGGGCGCAGTTCAATGAAGTAGATCGTTCTTGTGGAATCTCTCGTTTTGCATTGATATATTTGGGTTTGCCCGGAGAACCAGAAACAGAAGTATCTGGAAAGTCCAATAACATTCTGTATGTGACCACTCATGATGAAGGCAATGCGAAAGTGGATGAGTTGTCATTGGTTTCAGATAAGCAAAACCCGCGCTTTGGATTGCCGACTCGCTATTATGTTTCGATTGATGAAAATGAAAGTGCTGATTTGGCTGTACACTATTCGCGTGTCATCCATGTGAAGGAAGGGCGTGAACGGGCAGGCATTGGCAAGGTTGGACTTGGACGTATCTATGGTGTGCCAAGACTCAAGAAGGTCTTGAATCGCTTGTATGATTTGGAGAAAGTGGTTGGTGGTGGAAGTGAAGCTTTCTGGAAGTTGATCTATCAGGGCGTGGTACTCAAGGCAATGGAAGGCTTTACGCTTCCTGCTAAAGACTCCAATGAATATAAGGCCATGCAGGAAGAATGGGATGAGTGGGAGCATAACCTTCGGCGTGTTGTGCGAGCGCAAGGGCTTGATATTCAGGAATTAGGCGGCAAGCCAGTAGATAGTCGTGAACAGTTTGATGTTATTGTTGCGTACATTGCTGGAAGTGAACGCATCCCCCAGCGCATCCTGCTCGGCTCGGAACGTGGCAATCTGGCAAGCTCACAGGATGATGCCAACTTCATGGATTACATTGATTGGAGACGCAAAAACTTTGCAGAACCGTACATCTTGAGACCGTTCATCAAACGTATGGGCGAATTGGGAATTTTGAAAGTCCCTGAGAAATACAATGTTCACTGGCCGTCCTTGTTTGAATTGACTGATTTGGAAAAGGCTGACTTGGCTGTCAAG